CGTTCATGCGTTCTCCAGTTCGGTGATTTTTATTCCAAGCCTTCCGCCTGGTACTTTCACGCCACGAATTACGCGAATGTCATCGAATTGCTCGTCGTCTTCCGCAAATCCGGCGTGGATAAGGGAGTCGAGTAAACCTTTCAGGATGTTGTCGAGGTCGCGACGGCGGGAGTCCGGAACGTCTACGATGACTTTGATGCGGAGTCGTGATTTGGTGAAAATGTCTAACTTAAGTTGGCGGATGATTTGCTGAACGTCTTTTCGGTATTTCTGGCCTTTATCGCTGATGTAGTATTGGCTTCCCCGTCTTCGCCAGTAGGTATTCACCGACGGCGGGTATGGAAGCACAAACTGATATTCGTTCATGGCTTAATCTTCCCCTCCCTCAGCAGTATCGCCTGCGTCCTGATCACGCCTTCGAGGTGGTAAAGTCTGGCGTCTTTGTTGTCGAGAATCCGGGTGCGTCGGTCGATCTCCGCGTGGCAGTCACTACAAGCCCATGCGCCGATCAGGTCGTCAGGCTTCATTCCAGTTCCGCAAATTCCAGCCATCCGGTAATGTGCCAGAACTGTAGTTTCAGGATTGCCATTGCATATGCCGTAAATACGTACCTAGCATTCTCTGCCGCGTGCTTCTTTGCGTAGGTTAGCCATTATGGTTCGCTCCAGTAATTCTCAATTGCAGCAGCCATTCTCTGCATCCACTCAGCCAGCTTTAACGCGGCTTCTCTTTCAGAACCACATTTAGGGAAATCCTTCATTTCCATGCTGGCCTTATATGTTCTGAATGCCAGGTCTCCGGTAATAACCAACTCCTGATCAAGCACCGAGCGTTTATTCCGGTGTTGAACGTAATAGACAGATTCAGTCCGCATTTCTTCTCTGTCTTTTTTGAAGGAAATAAGCTCAGAGAAATCACTCATCGTCTTCTTCCTCGTACATTGAGCTATTCGGATCGCTCATCAGTTCTGCGCAGCAGTGCTCACACATGTGAACTTCCAGCACATGCAGCTTCTGACCGCAGTTAGCGCACGTTAAAGCCCGCTCGACGCTTTCTTGTTCGTAACTTCGATTTGGGTCAATCACCTTGTTTTCCTCGCACGTTCTCTAAGCCACCGGATATCCCACAGGTGAGCTGTGTAATTGAAGGTTTTTACGTCAGATTCTTTTGGGATTGGCTTACGTTTATTTCTGGAGCGTTTCGTTGGAAGGTATTTGCAGTTTTCGCAGATGATGTCGGTGATGCTTCGTCGCTGTCGTCTCATTCGTACCTCCTGTCGGTAAATCTGACACCCTGACCAATAGCCCATGCTGTCGTGTACTCAATCAGACTTGCCATACGCTTCACACTCATCTGCGCGCTACTTTCGCGAATGTTGACGTATTCGCCTTCAAGCCCGGGCAAAACATCAGCTTCCTGTTTTGTTGCCACTGCATGACCGCTGATCAACAAAACCTTCCATTGTTCTGGTTTTAGCCATTTATCGCACCATTGAACCTGACGAGCGATATCCGCCAGCATCGCGTGAAATTTTGCGTTCTGGTCAAGGTTGCGCTTGTAGTCAGTAATGCGGATGGTGACTGGCTTGTCTTTATCGAGTGGTGTTGCGAGGATGGCGTTGATTGCGGCTTGCTGTTGTTGCTTAGTTCGGAGGAATATTGTTTGCTTCATCGAAATTCTTCTCTTTAATTCCAGCGGCTCTGATAGCTTTCATTACTGCAATTACCGTTTTGTCACGCCCATCCTCATAACCCATCGCATAAGCACCTTCTTCACCATCTTTCCAAAAGTCGTCATTCGATTCTGGCCAGTCGATATCCAGTTCAATAGCTGCTCGCGATGCCTGCCATAAAGTCCACCACTCATTTAAGGAGTGACGAATATCCATGCTTGAAAATGCGAAGTACCTATCACCATTTCTTGCCTCGGTTATCATCTCGAATGGTAATCTCAATTTTTTGGCAACGTATTCCTCAAACTTCTTTCTTGATTCGTCCATCGGTACTTACCCTCAGTTCAACTCACAAAACGCCACGCCACTTTTGCAACGACAACAGGCATAACACCGATAATCACCCACAGGAAAATGCTACCGAAAAGCACACCCACCAGGTCTTTACCTTCGCCTACCAACCGGACAAAACTTCCGACAACCACAATGAACGTCGACACCATCCACATAGCACCGAGAATCCTCAATGCAGAGAAAATTAACTCAGCCACGATTTACTCTCCCCCAAATAAAAAGGCCTGCGATTACCAGCAGGCCTGTTACAAGCTCACTGATGTAGATGGTCATTTAATACTCCGTCACGTTTTCCTGTCGCCACGCCTCGTCATATTCCGATTTCGGCATATTGGCGATGTAGCTATATGGCGATCCTGATTCAAGTTGCAGGAACTGGTGCGATTGCTCGTCAAGGAACAACGGGACACCACCTTCCCAACCTTCGCCGTTACGTTGTTTTTCAAGCATCAAAACAGATGCCGGAGATGCCAGTAGCTGTTCGTCCTTCTCTGACATCTTTTCACCACTCTGAACTCTCTGTAACGCTCTCTCGCGAGCCTTGTTACGCCAGATGATGAAAAGGTTGTCTGTCAGGTCTGTTATCGCTCCAGAGCCTTTTACGTCCATTTTCCCGGTTGGTTTTTCTTCGCTGTCTCCTTTTCGCGAGTGAGTAACGAGAATGACGTGGGAGTTTGTTTTGTTTTTGAAGTCGCAAATCGAGTCAACAAACGCCTTCTGCCCGTTATAGTCATCGTCGCCTATGCCACATTTCATCAGGCTGTCGATGATGAATAACTGGATCCCGTATCGGCGGCGAGCGTAGTCGAATATTTCGATCAGCCTGTCGGCTTTCGCCGTTCCGGTCAGGCCAAACACCCAAAGTCTTTCGTCATAAAATTTAAATGCAGAGTCAATTTCCAGCACTGGCGGCATCTTGCAGCACGTCGCCTGACGGGTAAGTCGCTTAAGGAGAATGCCTGGCTTCAGCTCAAGTGACGCGATGCACGTCTTCACACCCTGACGCATTGCCTCAAGTGCCATATGCCCGACAACCTCCGTTTTTCCGTGACCGTTCACACCATTGACCAGCGTCAACTCTGCCTCACGGAACTGGAATTTATCTGCCAGAGATTCCCACGGTGGATTAAACAGATACTGCTGCTTGCCGTAGAAAGCGTTGATAGTGTCCTGGTAAAACTCTCGCGCGCTGTAGAGTTCTTCAGGATCGAAGTAGGATGCCGTGCCGATGTACTGCCAGATTTCATCCTCGGTAACACCGTTCATCAGGCATTCGTTGATGTCTTTGTACGGCAGAGTAACAAGACGGCAACGATGTTCACCGAGTCGGCTTGCGATTTCCCTTGCGGCTTCACGACCAACATCATCAACGTCCATCGAGATGAATATTTCCTCAAACCTGTCGAGGTTGTGATACTCAAACTCAATCCACTGCTGTTTAGCGCCTTTCCCGCCACCAAACGGCACGGATAACGCCGAGATGCCATATTGCGCATAGCTCATACAATCAATTTCGCCTTCGCAAAGTACAACCGCCCTCACGCCAGCGTCCAGAGCCTGCCATCCAAACAGACAAGGTTCGCAATCACCTTCTGCCATAATGACTTTCTTCCCGTCCGGTCGCTCAGTGCTGATTCGCTTGACCTGCAACAACTCACCATCGCGTTTGTACGGAAGCACCAGTGCATCAAGTTCTCGTTCTCCATTCCACACCTTGCCGCTGACAACCTCGTAGCGCTTTACGACTTCTGGCGATATGCCACGCGATTGCAGGTACTCAAGATGGGATTCTGTTCTGGTAACGTAGCGGGCGATTTTCTTGCGGTCAGGTCTGGAGAATTTCTTCTCACGTTTGGCATCGAAATGGTGATCGTCATCCTTGATTCCGAGAAAGGCTTTCGCTTCCTGCATAGCCTGATGCAGGTTAATTCCACGACATGCCATCCACAAATCAAGCATGTCACCGCCGTCTCCCTCAGCGAAATCAGCCCATTTTTTCTTGCCGCTAAGGTTGACCTTAAGGCTGTTTCCCTTGTCACCGTTGACGTTACCGGCAACCCACTCATGCCCCTCTTTCTTGCCGTTTGGCAACAGGTGCGGAGCCACCCTGTCAACCTGCGCCCAAAGCAGGTCACTGAGTTCACTTGGCGTCATGATTCCCTCAGATTGAGATTTTTAAACCAGAAATCGACAAACGAAATA